TCGAGCGCGACAACCGCGCGAGCCATAGCCGCCGACAAATCCCTCACCACCCCAGAATCAGGGTTCCCCGCAACCTTCAAAATAGCGCGGCGCACGTCTTCAAATGTAGCCATCAGTACCTCTCCAAGAATTCGAGTTTCTTTTTCTTCAGTGCAAGAAGGCCAAGGTCCCCAACGGTTTCAAGTTCCTTGTCTTCAGGTTTCAGTTCGTCCACAACACGGGACAACAGTGCAGCCTCATCGGAGGACAACTCGTCCCCAGATTCAATTTTCAACAAAGCGTCTGCGAGTTCGTCAACGTCAACTGACGCGCGTTGCGCAACACGGTCCAAGCCACGCATCGACACGGTGCCAGCGGTGCCCGAATATGCAGGAAAGCTCACGATGCTCGCTTCGTGAATTCTGACAGCGTTCAACGTTCGGTTCGTGCCCGTGTCATCCCAGGTGTCCTTGATGACAGAGAAACCAAACGACATGCTATCGACCAGTCCCGTCCGAATCAGCTCCGCGGTGTCGCGACCGAGCGTCGTGTTAGGTAGTTCGGCGCGAATCCTCAAACCAAAATCATCCTCAGTCAGCGTCAAGCTACCGGCACGGGTCGAACCCAGAACGGCACCCGTGTCATGGTTCCACAAAAGTTTGATGTCATTCCGGGACTGCAGGGAACGCTTGAAAGCTCCAGGCGCGACAACCTCATGGAAGCCACCCAAGTTTTCCGACCGAGAATTGAACACAGAGGCGTAACCCTCGAAAGTCATCCCGCCGGATTCCTCCAACTCGCGCACCTCAAACGTGGTGGTGTTGGTTCGCGTTTCCATTTTGCTCACTGCCTGCCCCTTAGCTCGTCCTTCATTCTCTGCCTCAATTCTACCAATGACACCTTCGGCGTAGTCCATGGCACGTTGCGCGGAACGCTTTGTGGTGCCTCCCCCCCACAACGCAATGGCAACAACACCCGGTGAGGGGAAGTCGTCGCTGTTAGGGTTAGCGGCCGGGGAATCAAAATCGACCATGTGTCGTGCAATGAAAGCTCGCAACCGGACCCACTTGTCCACGGTGATGTTTCCCTGACTCATCGCCGTCGCTTCACGAACGGTCCGGGGAAGTAACCCGTCGCCGGAGTACCCTTCGCCATGCCACTCCAGGCCACGCCTCGCGCTTGCCCTCATGTACGCCGGTGGTGACAAATCTACTTGTCGCTGTTCAACGTCATCGTCGGAACGGTTCTCCAACGAATCAATCTTGGTCAGGGTTGAAAACTTGTGGCCAACGAGAACGTCAGATGCGTTCCATTCCATGACACCGTCGTCATTTTCGGATTCACGGTAAACACGAATAAGTGCGGCAGGGTCTTCCTCGTCGCCGGTGATGGTGAAGTCACTGTCGGGGACGTTGATGTCGCCGTCGTTCACGATGCGGGTGATTCGTCCTCGTGCCATACCACCGGAACTGTCCCACTCCACAAAGTCACCCACCGAAAGCTCATCGGGTTCCGCGCGATTTACTAGAGAATATGAGGCTGAGGTTTGTTCTTCTGCCACAGTAAAGTGAGTATTCAAAGTTGGCATCACTGCACCTCATCCTTATACACCGAATCAGGGTTCTCAGGGTCAACCTGCGCCACACCCTGCAACTGGACCGAAGGCAACCCGGTGTGGTCGATGTTATCCATTCCGATAACCTGCAACACCTGCTCCGGTGTGAACCCGGAATAGACGAGCGCCTGGACCATCTTCACCCGTTCCATCTGTGCCTTCACATACGAGTCTTCGATGTTGACGTTCGCCAACGGGACACGAGGTTGTGACGCCGCGTCGGACGCGATAGGTGGCATGTCCTCCAACGCGCGAACCTCATTGATAGACATTGCTCCAGACTGCAACATTGTCGAATAAGACGAGGTCCGCGTTTGCAAGTCAGCGCGAAGCAACCCTTGGAGATTGAAGCGTAGGAAAGCGTCGGACCCGCCACGGTAACGGTCCATCAAAATAGACATCGCCGACTCGACCTTAGTTGCGAGTGGACGGAGATTGTGAGTGACCCAGGCGAGGTTGTTCATTTCTACGCTTGCAAAGCTGTTAGTGCCGGGTAGACCTAGCAGGTGCGGTGGCACGTTGAAAGCCCTCGCAACGTCCTCCACGGCCATCCTGCGGGCCTCAATCGCTTGAGACTTCTCAGGGTCCACCTGAGTCGTTTTGAAAGATGCGCCCCCTGTGAGAACACCCGTCCGGTGAGCCTTCTTCCAACCGCCGTGAGCCGAATCAAAGCCATTTCTCAAATCTGAGGCCTGGTCACTCGTAAGCGCGCCTGGGTACTCAATGACACCCTGCAAGGTTGTTCCGCTGCCAAAGAACGTTTGGCTATATCGTTCCAAAGCTAAGGCGAGGCCAAACGATTCCTTTAGAACATCTGTTCGAGCAACACCGCGCACATTGCCAGGCTTCACCAAGTCGGGAATGAAAACAATGTCGTCTGAGCTTAGGACCTCGTCTTCGCCCTCAATCGTGAACTGAAGACGCCCCAAACCGTTTCGTTTCACCGTCACCGTCTTCGGGTTCAACACGACAAGGTTTACAATTTCGTTTCGGGTATTCGCGTACACACGAATGAATGCGTTGCCCTCCAGGAGCATAGACGAGAACACACCAGAATAGAAAGCTTCACGAGTGAGGTCCACGTCGGGACGGTTCACCCATTCAGGTTTCGGGCGGAAAGGTTTCCGTGTGCCATCATCGCGGATGAAAACATCCAACGGGAGAGTCGCCAAGGTTGTCGAAATAAGGTTCACGGCAGAGAACACAGCGTTGACAGTGTAGACGGTGTCTGAGTTGATGTTCGTTCCGGAATATGTTCCGAATGAGATGTCGTCGCCGGAAGCGAAGACGGACTGGTAGCTCACGCCACGTTGTTCGAAGAACTTATTGAAAACCATTTATCGACCTAACGCCAAACCAATGAGGACAAGGAAGACGCCGCCGACAATGATTCCGATTGGCACGGAAACCAAAATTGCGCCAAGTGTTATTGCCACAGCCCCGGCAACTTGCAAAGATGAAGAAATCACAGACCTGTCCTATCCGAAAAACTGTGGGACGACTTCTTCTATTCTACCCACGGTGGCGCGGTCCACGGCTATCACGAGGGCCACGGCCGCGTCAATTTTGCGCGGACTGTTCCTTGATTCTTTTACAATTCGGGGACCGATGTTGTCATTCTTCACGATAGCGTTCTGCAAGTGGCGAGCCAGCACAGGGTCCCCAGAGTGTGTGAGTTGCTTATCCATGACCATGTCATAGAACCCAGCGCAGGCGGCCACCATACGCCTAGGGGACGTTGAAGGGTATTCCACAATAGGCAAACCCTTTTCTTCCAGCACCATCATGGACCGTTGCCATCGGAAAGGGTCACACGCAACTTCACGAACCTTCGGGTGACGTTGGCAGAAGTCGATGATGGTGTTTTCCACGTCGGCAATGTCAACCCTCCAATCGTCGCCATCCTCGTCCGGGTTCTTCTCCCACACCTTCACAAGTTGCACACGGACAGGTTCGTCATCCTTGGGGATAGTTGCAGCGACGATGACCGTGCAGTCGCCGGAGAACGAACCGTCAAACCCCAGAATGATTTCGTCATCCGCGGTGATAGTTGCGTCCCCTGCAAGCGCTTCCCACGACCCGGTCGGCAACCATGACAACGCCGATGACACCCATTGGTTGATTCGCTTAGTTCGGAACGCGGGTTCAGGTGTGCGCCGGACAGCAGACTCAAAGTCCTCGACGGAGTTTAGGTCACCGAATCCGGGGTTCGCGCGTGCCCACGTTTCCGGTTTGCGGTGGTCGCCGTCGTCCTCCCACCAAGCCATGAAGAACGTGTCGTCGGTTTCCTCCCCACCTTCCTCCAGGCGAATCTGCTCCCGCCCATAGTTATAGAGAGAGTAAGCGATGGAGTCTTGACCCTTAGAGTCAGTCTTGACGCCTGCCGTGGTGATGGCAACCATCGTCGCAAGTGACCCTCTAGCGCCCTGTGCCAAAGACATGACGTCGAAAAGGTCCCGGCTTGGTTGCGCGTGCAACTCATCGAATAACACGAACGACGGGTTCAAACCCTCTTTGGAATAAGCCTCCGCCGATAGGACACGGTACACAGAACCGCGCTCCGGGTACTCCACAGCGTCCCGATACAACTTCACCACCTCGGACAGTTCCGGTGCAGCCTCGATGATGCGCTTCGCGTCAGCGAAAACAATGCGGGCCTGTTCCTTTTCCGCAGCGACCGAATACACTTCCCCACCGCGGACCCCGTTCAATAAACTAAACAGGCACAACACGGACCCCAGGGCGGACTTCCCGTTCTTCCTCGGAACACCTATCAGGGAAACAGAGTGCCGGAACTTTTCCTTCTCCCCAGCGAAAATATGCAACAACAATTCCTTCTGCCAATCCCGCAACACCATCGGCTCACCCGACCGGCCCGCCACAGAATCCTTTGTGATGATTCCAAACATTTGCGCGAAATCAATAACGTCACCACCATCGCCACCCAAAATTGCTTCCTCCGGGACAGACGTCAACCATCGTGGAGGCCAAGGCTCAACGCCGGGAATACCAGTCATCAATGACCCCCTTCGTCCTCCGGTGTTCACTAGCGGGACGCTCAGCCAACCTTGCCAAACACTCATCCCTGCCAGGGTCTAACATCTTCACCCTAGCGCCCGCCACACGGTAACGCCTCAAAGCATCAGGTGACGGGGACGTGTGAACAATCCAAACATTCACCCGAACACCCGACGCAGCCACACCCAACGCAGCCGACACCGCCGTCCGCCTCACCTGCCGGGCAACCGACCGCACCTCGTTCGAATAAACATGCAAGTCGTCAGACACCGTCAAAGCTGAAGCCAACAAATCCATGTCCACAACAATGTCCCCAGGCTCAGCCAAACCCTCAACATACGTTGATTTACCGGCACACGGTGGACCAGACACAACCGTAATCAACGGGAATCACGTCGGCGTTGCAACTCCTCCAAACGGGACTCCCGCTTCACCTCAGCCAAACCAAGACGTGTCCGGTCCGTCGGAGTAAACCCAAGCAAAGACAACGCCGACGAAATCTCAGAGTTCAAAGCACGCAACGCCCGCCGGTCAGAATTATCACCCGACGACAACACCCGCTCCAACAACGCGGTCCGCTCATCCACAGACTCACACAATATCAACAACAACTCCACATCCGTATGAGGCGACAACCAAGGAATACCCGCAGACCACACCCGATGCCACATCACAAACCCATCCGACCCCAAAGACCTCGCAGGCTCCGGCACAGAACTAGCACCCGCAATGACAGCAACCTCCGCCACGTCAGGCAACGGGCGACGGCCAGGGTTCCCCAACAAACGCTTCTGCTCCACCGGCTTAGGTGGTCGACCTCTTTGACTCATGAGTTCCTCCGGTATAAGGTTAGCGGTTGCCCTGGGAAAATGGTCAATTTCGCGACACTATGCGGAGCGA